AAGCGGTATTAAAACTAAATTTTATCAAGCTTCGTCTTCTGAATTATTTGGTTCAGCAGTAGCTCCACAAAATGAATATACAGCATTTTTACCACAATCACCGTATGCTATCGCAAAAATATATTCATATTGGATGACAGTAAATTATAGAGACGCTTATGGTATATTTGCATCAAATGGTATATTATTTAACCATGAATCTCCAAGACGAGGCGAAACTTTTGTTACTAGAAAAATAACTATGTCACTTGCAAAAATGCTTACAGGTGAACAAAAAGTATTATATCTTGGAAATCTAAATGCTTATAGAGATTGGGGGTTTGCACCGGATTACGTTGTTATGATGTGGAATATGATGCAACAAGAAAAACCAGATGACTTTGTTATTGGAACAGGTATATCACATACTGTTAAAGATTTTGTCACACATGCTTTTCTATACGTTGGCATTGATATAGAATGGAAAGGTAAAGACTTAGACGAAGTTGGAATCGTAAGAAACGTAGATAAACGATGGGAAGATAATATAAAAACAGGTGATGTAATTATTAAAATAGACCCTAAATACTTTAGACCAACCGAAGTAGATATTTTAAAGGCAGATATTACAAAAGCAAAAACTTTACTTAAATGGGAACCACAAGTTACATTTGAAGAACTTGTTAAAATAATGGTAGACTTTGATATGAAATTCCAGAATTTAGAATTTCCAGGTCTTGGTATTGATCTAATTAATAATAAAGGATTTAATTGGAGTACACATGAATACAGTAATAAAATATAAAATAAAAGAAGAATGCTACTGTGAAGGATATTTACATGAAATCACAAACTATCCAAGATAAGGTTTAGTTGAAAAAAATGGTAAATTTAAGATAAATATTTTTTTATTTAAAAATTTTTTCTTATATTGCATTTGTTAATTATACAATTTTACAAAAAGGTACAAATATGATAGCATGGTTTATATTGTTTGTAATATTTGTTTTTCTAATGTGGTATAGGTTTTATTTTATTCCAAATGCTTATATTAGTAAAAACAAACGTATAAATATGGAAAAAGATTGCAATGTTGCAATTGTATTTAATATTGTAGTAATTTTGATTTACTATTTTGTGGGCGGTAGTGATATTATTAAAAATTTTATAAAAAGCTATGTCTAAAATAATATTAAAAAAATAAAGGTGTGTGATAATGAAAAAAAATGAAATTTTAATGAAACTTTTAACGATTACAATCATGTGGATTGTTGCACTTTTTGCTGCTATTGGAATATATGAAGTTTTTAGAAAAACATTTGATGATAATATTATAGGAAGCATAGCATCTTGGGGTTTTTTAATATTATGGCATATTTTTGTATCAAAATTTGATTTTAAAATTTATAAAAAATCATTTGATGAACCTATTGAAGTTACATGATTTATATACCATGACATATAAATTTTTAAAGAAATCGTATTAAACCAATTTACAAGAAATTTTAAAGGAAATCATAAAATGAATTTAGAAAAAATGCAAAATACTAGTGGCTTTAATTATCTTGGTTATGACACTTTACATGAATTGCTAAAAGTATAGGTAATTATGAAATTCAATTTAAACGATATAGTATATCATAAAGACTACGACAATGAAATATTTACAGTTTTAGGTATTACAAAAGAAAAAATATTATTAGAAGGTAAATATTCTAGTACGTCAGAACGTAAACGCTGGGTAGATTATATTAAAAAATATAAAGAGCAACAATATAAGGTAAATGTTAAAACTGAAAAAATTGATATTAATGAATTTTAATGTCATTAATGAAAAGTTCGTCACAAATCTTTACTAAATTTGTGACGAATTATAATTATTAAATATTTGAAAACACTAGTGCTTATGCGTGTTTCATTTTTTAACTTGTGTCTTATCCTGTGATATAATATTTTTATATTTATACAGATTAATAGCAGTTTTATCCTGAGCCGCAATATCATTTTGACCTTTGTATAATTCTAATTTACTACGATTTAAAGTTCCTAAATAAGATATGACCAGTTCAATTTCTTTATGGTCAATCGGCGACAAATCACCCTTTTTTAATTTATTTAAAAATATATTAGAATACTTAATTCTTTTTTGTTTTTCAGGTGATCCTCCTGCAAATCCAATAACTGCATTTAAACGCGATATATTTTTTAAACCACTTAAATTTTGACCTAACTTAAATTTTAAATATGCTATACATATATCAAAAGCATATTTAGGATCAACTATTAAATCAGGATTATTTATTAAATCTAAATTTAATATATTCCCAATCTTTTCATAATTATATCTACCAGTTATCTGTATAAATCCACGACCCCTAAAATTCCAACCATCACCAGGTTTATTATTTCCCAAATTTTTATTATTACTGTATATCGTATTTAAAATTGCCTGTTTACCCTGTCTATAAATTTTTTCAGCATCTTCTAATGTATTAAAATATACACTATTACCACGCTTATTACCTTTACCAAAAGTTCTCCATAACCAACCTGCACTATAATTAACTTCTTCTTCTTTAGGTACAAAATTACATTCACATTTAACCTGTGCTAAAAAATTAGCATGTGCTTCAACGTCTTTAACATTATTCTGGATCAATTTTGTTAAAAATATTTCAGAATTAATTTTTTCCAAATCTTCCTGTGTAATCTTTGATTCATCAATTATTTTTTGCCAATCAAAATAATTCGTAGAACTCTCATTCAAAAAATATTCTTCATACCTTAACATATTAATCTTTAATTTTTAAATAAATTATACATATTTAACGTATATCTTAATCTTCGGCTCAGTTATTTTAACATTCTTAATTATACCCTTAAACTCACTTATATTAGACTTAATTAAATGTATCTCAAATTCTAAATCTGTTATATTCATCAATAACTGAGAAGTCGTCTTCAAATCTCCATCCATTCTAGTCGGATTAAACTGTGGATTGTTATTTTTTTGAAATCTAATTTTTTCAGGCAAATCCTTATAATTTGATACACTCGATATAATCTGTTCACCAAATTCCTTCCTCAACTTCGACGATAAATAATTCTTTCCACTAATATAACCCGCATTTATATGAAAAAATCCATGATTAGTTCTAACTATCGTGTCATCTGCTACTGTAATATCTGAATTCGAAATTCTAGAAATTGGATAATGCTTCGACGTCGACTCTATTATAATATATCTATCATTGTCAGTAACTATAGTATGCCCACGTATCCCATTATTGTAATTCAATAAAATTTTATAAGCATCATCCAAATTTTTCTGCATCAACGCCTTTCTTATTATCTTCCCATCATGTGACTTTTTCCCAGTCTTCTTTATTATCTTCTTCTCATTCTCATCATAACCAACCATCAATGCAGAATTCACAATACCTATCCCATAAGAATTCAAACCCTCCGACCAATCAGTATCAATATCATGTAAATATACATATTCTACATCATCTGCAATATCCCTAACTACCCTAAGATTCGGCGCATAACCACGATCTCTATTCTTAAAAAGAATAGTCTTTTCATTATTATTAAAACGTGAAATTAAACATTCGTTAATATTATTAACATTTTTATATTTTAACATAATATTTATAAAATTATAATACACTATATATTTAAAAAATAAAATTTTTTTCAATTCAAATATTATAATTCTATATAAGTAAATTAAAGTATTTCAAATGAACAAAAATAAATTAATATTTAAAGCATTTACATTAACAATATTATACGGTATAATACTTGTATTATTAATAATGCAACCATTCTAAATTAAAAATATGTACGGAGATGTATACGGCATAATATCACTGTCCGTATCAATATTTCTAATATTTACATTCATATGTCTAAAATAAAAGTTTTATAAATTATTAATAGGAAATCTATTATGAAAACAAATACACTAAACAATATTGACATATATGCGTAAGTAAAAGAAAAATTTAAAAGCATCGGAATATTCCCACAAATTTTCGCGGGACAAGATAACTACTCCAATACCGCAGAAATGCCACTAGAAATCTTTACTAGATCCGCCAACCCCGCATTCCTAACAAAAAACGATTTCTATATCCCTAATATTAATTCAAAATAATCATATTTAACTGTAGTTAATATAAATCCCACCTTCTACTCAAACCTTCTAACAACTCCATAAATATACACCCTCGGTATTGCCCACTTTTCCCAGAGCAGCTATTTTCAATTACATTTAACTATATCTTATATAAATTCCCTTTTCTACTCAAATCTTCAAGCGACGTCATGAAAATATACCCTTGGTATAGCCCCTTTTTCCCAGAGCAGCTATTTTAACATATTTCAACACATATACAAGATTCTTATATAAATTCCCTTTTCTACTCAAATCTTCAAGCGACGTCATGGTTTTGATACCTTGGTATAGCCCCTTTTTCCCAGAGCAGCTATTTTGGCCTATTTTGGCATATATGCTCAAATATGTGTATTTTGACGTATAATGCGGTAAATAAGGTTAAATAAGACATATAAGGTTAAATAAGGTTAAATGACGTATAATGCGGTAAATAAGGTTAAATAAGGTAAATATGATATAATAGATATAATATATGTATTATTATCATATATTGAGTATATGGGGTTTTTATACGTATATGTGATAGTTATATAGTATAATGAATTAATATGTCGTATGGAGAGAATATGGAGATATTTTAGTAATATGGGATATGAGTGTTTAAATTTTAGAATTTGGAAATAATTTTTTTATTTAAGAAATTTTCCTTATATTTGTAATAATTGAAATAACTGAAATAATAAAGGATAATAATATGGAAGTGAGAGATCGTGTATATGGGTATATTGATTCTGGGAGATTGGATAGTTGTATAGTGGATGGGGTTATGGATTGTCATTGTTCGATATATGAGTTGGAGAATATATTGGAGGGTGATGATTATTATGGGGGTTTGATATTTTTATATTGGGATGAGGATAGGTATGATATTGTGAGGGAACGTATGATAGAAGAAATGGGGGATGGGAGTTTAAATTTTGGAAAATTGACGAATGAATTATTTAGGGATATATTGGATGGTTATGTGAATGGTCATTCTTTTATGAAGTATGGTAATACGTTTATAGATCCTCATTTATATTATAAGGGAGTTGAGGATTCTGAGATTCAGAATTTTTGTAGATATTTTGAGAAATTTTTAATAAGATGAAAAAATAATTTTTTTATTTAAAAAGTTTTTCTTATATTTGTAT